AGAAGCCGACATCTGATTTTATGGAATATACAGTAGATGTAAGCGAATGGCTTAATATTAGAACCGGTCCTGATTCTAATACTAAAAAAGTCGGTGAACTCTACGGTGGCGCTGTTGTTCGTGTTTACGAGAAAGATGGCGCTTGGGGACGTATCGGCGGTAACATGTGGATTTGCATGGATTACCTCGATTAAATAAAAAAGAAGGTATAAGCATATGAGATATCCTGATTATTTGGTTCATTACAACAAGAACCACGATAAAAGAACCGGACGTTTCACTTTCGGAGATGGAAACGGAGACGGTGTAAAGTCTGATTCAGAAAATTCAATATATGGTGATCCATCTGCATATAGAACAAAAGAAGCGGATGAAATATATAAAAAATACGGTTCTGATATTTCTTATGTTAGTAATTTACGTAAAGAAGCACTTGCTGATCCTAAAAAAGAATATACAGATTCTGAAAAGAAAATGTTGGATTTTGGTATCAAAGTTATGGATGAGGTCGGTATAGATTATGGACCAGATTACACAGATTCAGGACGGTGGAATTATTATGAATTTCTAACTGATTGGTATTATGGTCCACTTTCACAAATATCAGCTCTTGCTTATAAAGGTTATGACAAAGATAAAATACTAGATATTATTGACGCTTCTAAAAAAATATTTAGACAAAATATGGACTTTATAGAAGATGCAGAAGAAAAAGTAGCTGAAAAAAATAATAGATTTATTCCTTTTAAAGATGTTAATAATATATATGAGTTAAAACCTTATAAAAATGATTCTAGTGATTTAGCGTTGATTTATACTTATATTGACGAAAAAGTTGTAAACAATTATATCAATAAATGTGCAGAACTAGCAAAAGAAATGGAGCATACAGATATGGACTACTCTAGTATGGATTATTCAGAGTATTTGATGCACTTCAATAAGAACCACGATAAGAAATCTGGTAGATTTTCTTTTGGTGATGGAGACGGAGATGGTGTAAGAGACGATCACTCAAACCAATCGAAAAGACAGTCTACATCAGATGGATCTAAAAAGACTATTGTGGTCACAAGTCCCAAAAATCCACGTAATCCTTTTAGCGGTAGCAAAAAGACAAAAATAGAAATAAGTGACGATGTCTATAAAGAAGTTATGAAATCTGATACTGTACATAGTATTAGACGTGGAACTGGCAACTTGATAAATAGTGGTTTATTTATTGCAGCAGGTGTTTTAACAGAAAACCCAGTTGTATTAGGTATTGGTGTAGGTTATTTAGTAGGATCAGCAGCTGATTATGTAAATTCTGGAACACACTTCGTAAACAAAATCGTAGATTCGGCATATAAGAACAAGCCTATCGAAGAACTTGATACATTAGTAAAAATGGACCCGTCATTTTTTAATAAAAAATATTACGATACCAAGTCAAAAGAAATTCGTGAATTAAGTATGAAAGACGCTCGTAAAGAAGTACTTGATCGTACTAAAAAATCTTAAATAAGAGGTAATTCAAAATGGCTTTATCAAACACCGCGGTTCCTAAATACTACGGTATGTTTAGAGATGCCGTAGTTCGAGGAGAGATACCGGTCAATAGACATATCTCGCAGGAGATGAATCGTATTGACGATCTTATCAGAAATCCTGGAATATGGTATGACGATTTAGCCGTTGAAGGATTTATCAGTTTTTGTAATAACGAACTAACCACTACTGACGGTAGCGATCTGGAACTTTTGGATACATTTAAGCTCTGGGCCGAACAAGTTTTCGGATGGTATTATTTCGAAGAGCGAAGTGTCTATGAACCAGATCCTGACGGTCACGGTGGTCATTACAGAACAAAAAAGATTAAAAAGCGCTTAATTAATAAGCAATATCTAATCGTCGCCAGAGGTGCCGCTAAGTCAATGTACGGGTCTTGTATCCAAGATTATTTCTTAAATGTTGACACAAGCACAACACATCAAATAACCACTGCTCCTACAATGAAGCAGGCTGAAGAAGTCATGTCTCCTATTCGTACTGCCATAACGCGATCTAGGGGTCCTTTGTTTAAATTCCTTACTGAAGGCTCATTACAAAATACAACTGGTTCAAAAGCTAATCGAACTAAGCTTGCATCAACTAAGAAAGGAATCGAAAACTTCCTTACTGGTTCTTTACTTGAAATCAGACCTATGACAATTAACAAACTTCAGGGTCTGAGAAATAAGATTTCTACAGTTGATGAGTGGCTCTCTGGCGATATTAGAGAAGACGTTATCGGTGCTATAGAACAGGGTGCATCAAAGATTGATGACTATCTGATTATAGCTACGTCTTCTGAAGGAACTGTTAGAAACGGAGCAGGTGACACAATCAAAATGGAATTGGAAGATATACTTAAAGGCGAGTATATTAATCCTCACGTCTCGATTTGGTGGTATAATCTTGATGACATAGAGGAAGTAAACAATCCCGAAATGTGGATTAAAGCTAATCCAAATATCGGTAAGACAGTAACTTACGAGACATATCAGCTCGATGTTGAAAGAGCCGAAAATGTTCCTGCTGTCCGAAACGACATTTTGGCTAAGAGATTCGGAATTCCTATGGAAGGTTATACCTACTACTTTACATATGAAGAGACGATACCTCATAGAAAAAGAGACTATTGGCAAATGCCGTGCGCTCTTGGTGCAGACTTGTCTCAGGGAGATGACTTCTGTGCTTTCACATTTCTATTTCCGCTTTCTAATGGTACTTTTGGTATTAAAACTAGAAACTACATAACTTCACGTACTTTATCTAAATTACCCGCTGCTATGAGAGTAAAGTATGATGAATTTATGCAGGAAGGAAGCTTGATGGTTCTTGACGGAACTGTTTTAGACATGATGCAGGTTTATGAAGACCTCGACAAACACATAATCGATAGAGATTACGATGTAAGATGTATTGGTTATGACCCGTATAACGCAAAAGACTTTATTGCTAGATGGGAAGGAGAGAATGGTCCTTTCGGTATAGAAAAAGACATTCAGGGTGCTAAAACTGAGTCGGTTCCTTTAGGCGAACTTAAGGATATTGCAGAAGATATAATTCTGTTGTTCGATGAAAAGTTAATGTCTT